GGAAAACCGAAACGCTCGACTGAAATTAAAAGAAGGTGGTGAAATAATGAAAAGCAATGAAAAAAAGGACACCCTGTATCTGTGCGACCCACAGAAAAACACAGAGTGCCCAAAAGGAAATTGTCAGATTCCTGACGGCTGTTTTCTTACGATAAAGAAAGAATTTGCCGTAACTGATAAAAATGGGAAGCCTATAATTGGGATTGAATTACATCAAGAGCAATCTTCCCAGCAATAGACATCAACGAATTGAGCGATGTGCATCCTAATTTTTTTGCAATTGATTTTGTTCTACTCCAGATACTATTGCTTCTAACATTGTCAAGAAACTGATGTCCATCGTAGGTTAAGCTGGAATAAATGCACATGTAAATGCTATTATCTGCATTCATTATTTGTGCATTTATCAATCCACCTTGTTCTGCTTTTAAAGTTGTATATGCGATTACATTTTTTGGAAAGTCCGGCAGTGCTTTTTCCATATCATCGAGTGTCATAGATTGGTAGTTTAGATTCTCATCGATATTTTCAAATTCTTCGAGTTTTAACAACAATGACCGTAAGCAATCGTAGTTTAACTTCATATCATTCACCCCCTTTCCAGTCAATTTTATCATAATTTGACAGGAAATACAACACCTGCTGCCCTATCGGCAACACGGGGACGATGTGGCAGCATCGTAGGCAATTACCTCCAACCTTTGCCTTTATACTAACACGCTTTGCGGTGAGCGAATCACCGCATAATGGGATGCGTCTTAGTTGTCCAGCCAAGATATGAAGCCTCTGGACAATGCACGGTGCAACTCCGTGACAGCTGTCTCCGACAGGGAGCATTGTCTATTTCGTTTCCTCTATCTTACTGTGCGGTGCAATTCCGCAGCATCCACAAATTTCAGGAGGAACAGAACATGAATCAGGATGAACAAAAGCCCTGCTGTGTGAACTGTCACATCAGCGGTGTGCCTTTGTATCTGGGGCTGGATGGCAAGCAGCACTGTGCGGATCACATTGGTTTGCTGCTGCCAGATTCCCCGAAGCAGGGAACAAAACAGAAAGGATGTGAATGAAATGCTGATTGCAGAAAGCTTTAAGAAGACCCGCATCCGGCATGAACTGACGCAGGTACAGCTTGCAAAGGCTCTGGGAATTTCGGATAAGATGGTCAGCCAGATTGAAAACGGCTTTCGCCAACCGTCCGCAGAGATTTTGCGGAACATGGCGGAACAGCTGGGTTGCTCCGCTGATGAAATTCTTGGTGTACAGCAGCAAGAAAAAGCAACCGATAGAAAGTAAGGTGAGAATATGAACAACATTATCAGAGAAGACAACATCACGCCAAAAACAACGCTGGTTTTACAGCCGATGCCGGAACAACTTCTGACCGTAAAGGACGTTTCTTCCTTGCTGAAATGCAATGTTGCAACCGTTCACAATCTCCGCAAAACTGGATTGCTGCGATTCTTAAAACTTGGCTCGTACAAGTGCCGTGTATCTACGTTTCTTGCGTTTTTGGATGAATATGACGGAAAGGACTTGGATTCGTTGGTACAAGAACGGCAAAATGAACCAATATGAATGGGATGGCAGAGCATGAGCCGGAAAGTTACGTATCGGAACGGACACAAATACGCCATCTGCGAGCAATGCGGGCTGGACTGGAACGTATCCTGGCAGTTTACAGGGTGGTATGTGTGTCCGGTCTGCTGGAGTAAAAACAGGGAGGAAAATCAGAAAGATGGGAAAAATCGTTATCAAAACAACCAGAAAGAGCAATGTATCTAAGGTCAAGGTGAGAGGTTTTAAAGAATTTGACGCCGCTAAAATAGCATTTTGTACGTTTATCGGAATCATGAGCGGACTCAATCAAGAGGATAAAAATCTTATCTTGTGTGCAGCCGCTACCATTATTCAAGATGTTGCAGACAAGGCAGGCTCTGAACCAGAGGAGGAGAAATCATGCAAGCAATGATTCTTGGTGGTATTGCCGCCGTTATCTGTTGGGCTGCTTGGCAGCGGCATAACCGCACGCTCGACGAGCAAGCGGCGGATTCCGGACGGGAATTAAAACCCGTACCGACTGGGTTTGATTATCAGGCGGCACGGGAACAGACAGACCGCATGGAGAGCAATCTCAAGCAGTACGAGCAGTGCAATCAGCTAATCAATGACAGCGTTGTTGCAATCAAGACGGGTGAGGGTATGCCCATTGAGATTACTCATTTTGACAACAGAGGGCGTCAAGTACATACCACACTGACCGACATTCCGCCGGAGATTGTCAATGACTTTGCACGTCGATTGCTGGATGTTTGTGCAGAGCGATGCGGCAACACTCCCCCACCGCCGGAAATTTGATTTTTTCGGGAATGTCGAGGAAAAGCGGTAGGAAAAGCAGTAGGAAAAGCTGGCTTTTCCCACCATCGGGGGAGGGATGAAAAGCAATGGTAAAGCATTGCGATATGTGCGGGATTGAGATTGCCGACACCGATTATGACACACTTGGGAGATACAATGCGGTTAAGTATTGCCAAGAATGTGCGGCAATCAGGAAGAAAATAGCTAACAAAAATTACCGCCAAAAACGCAAAATGGAAAAACAAGTTGCGAAAGCTACGGAAGAACACGAACTCACGGAAGCAGCGAAAGCATGTAGAAAAGTCCGGAGAGCAGCGAATGAACAGACACGGCTGCTTAAAGAAGAAAACAAATTTTTGCGTGAAGAACTAATGAAAGAACGGGCAAAAAAAGACCCTCGCACCGGAAGCAACCAGTAACGAGGGAGAATGAAAAACACCTTTATTTTATCACAAACAGAAAGGAATGTCAATATGAAAAGAGAGGAAGTCTTTTTGAGACAACATGCAATCCAAGTTGCTATCATGTGCGTTGAGGCAATGCACGCGGATAGCACCACACTTAACCCGGTGCAAGAGGCAGACCATTTTAACATAATGCAGCCGCTGTACCGTATCCTTGGCGAGTTGGATGCAGAAGCACATGACTTTGTGGATGCGGATTTGCAGGCACTTGCAAAGCAAGCCCAAGCCGCGGAGGAAGAACCAGAACTAAACCTCAGCCAGCTGGATTTTTTGGAAAGCGATGTGGTGACGGATGATAAAGATTGAAAATGATTGCAGCTGCTGTGAACGGTGCGGAAATTGCGGTGCAAAGCGTGTGCCGCATGTTTACTGTGATGGATGCGGTGCGGAAGTGTCCGGCGACAGCAAACTGATTCGGATTGTCGGTAACGATGATGCTTGGCTTTGCGAGGATTGCCTTGCAGAATGGGTGGAAAGCGTCACAGTCACGACCTATGCCGCCGACCTTGTAAGGGAGATGAACGCAGAAGATGTTTGAATCCGGCGTGAAAAAGTATGTTTTCGTACGGGTCAACTATGAATTCGGCTTTCCGGTGACGTTTCACGATGTCGCACACATCGAATGTGCATATTGTCAGATGTATGACAAGTACAAGAATCGCTGCAACATCACCGGAGAGTACATTGTAGAGCCAACCCGTTATGTGGGCTTTGAATGCCCGTTGGAATTAGCAGAAGGAGGAAGTGAAGAGCATGGACGAACAGAAGATGGAACAGAAACCCGATGAACGGCGGCTGCCGGAACGGTTGCTGGCAATCCAGAACGAACTAAAAGCCCCGAAAGGACAGTACAACAGCTTCGGAAAGTATAAATATCGCAGTGCTGAGGACATCTTAGAGGCGGTCAAACCGCTTGCAGAGCAGCACAGCGTTTTAATTTACTGTTCGGATGATATTGTCATGGTTGGCAATCGCATCTATGTAAAGGCAACCGCAACGGCGGAGGATGTCACTGGCAGATGCAGTGCTATTACAGTGACCGCCTTTGCGAGAGAGCCGGACGACAAGAAAGGCATGGATGCCAGTCAGATTACTGGCACGGCATCCAGCTATGCCCGAAAGTATGCGTTAAATGGTCTGCTCTGCATTGACGATGCAAAGGATGCAGATACAGACGCTTACCAGACCGCTGGAAATGTCCCCGCAGCAACGCAACAGCAGCCCCGTCAACAAATTTACTGTAGCAGCTGCAAAAAGCCCATACAAGCCGCCAAAGGCAAGGATGGGCGATTGTATCAGCCGATTGACATTTACAAGCAATGCAGAGGACTTTGCATCAACTGCTTTCAGGCATCCAAGGGGGCAGGAAAATGACAGACAGAAAAGCGTTTGCAAAAAAAGTCAAAGTCCTCTGCGACACCCGAGAGCAATGCAATCAGCACATCATCCAGTACTTACATGCAAATGGGATTGCTACAGAAAGCCGCAAGCTGGACTTCGGAGATTATTCCTTTGAAATCAATGGAAAGTGCTTTGAGCGTTCCTGCATCGTTGAACGGAAAGGCAGCGTGGATGAACTCTTCGGGAACTTCGTCCACGACCGGGAACGCATTCAGAAAGAGTTCGATGCAGCTGCAAAGAATGCCCAGCACATGGAATTGATTTTAGAGGGCGTAACATCAGAAGAAGAACTAAAGGCGTTTGAAATCCCAGAAAAGCAGATGATTGCACAAAATCGGAAAGTGAAACGCATCGGCGAAACCGTCTATTTCGCTCTGCGGTCGCTCCGGTCAGGCAATCGGTGCGGCTTGCAGGTGTCGTTTGTCCGGAAGGAAGACACAGCCAAAAAGCTGCTGGAAATCTTTTACTATTACTATCGGAACTACGAAAGAGCGGTTGCACCGCTACGAAAGGAGCAAGAACAATGATAAACAAGGTAATTTTAATGGGTCGGTTGTGTGCAGACCCAGAACTCAAAACCACACAAAGCGGCATTGCTGTTTGCCGGTTTCGGATTGCCGTCAATCGGCAGTATAGCAAAAGCAGCGAAAAAAAAGCGGATTTTATCAACATCGTCAGCTGGCGGCAGCAAGCGGAATTTGTCAGCCGGTATTTCCGCAAGGGGTCGATGATTATTGTAGAGGGCAAGTTACAGAATGCTGATTACACGGACAACAACGGGGTCAAACATTACGCTATGGATGTACAAGCGGACAATGTGACATTCGGCGAGAGTAAGACAGCCCAGAACGCCGCACAGAGCGATTATAACAGCCAACCGCAAAACTACCAGCCCACACCGCAAACGGCTTACAGCGAGCCGCAGACGCCGTCTTACAGCAATCCGATGCAGGACGTTGTCAATCAGTCACAAAATGTGGTACATACCTATGAGGCGGATGTCAAAAATGCTGGTAAGTCAACGCCGGAAATTGACCTCGACGACCTTAGCGACTTCCAGACGATTCTCGGTGATGGGGACGTACCGTTTTAAAAGGAGATGATACCAGATGCTGGAAAGCGGTTATATTAAGCTATATCGGTCACTTTTAAACTGGGAGTGGTACGATGACATCAACACAAAAACGGTCTTTCTGCATCTGCTGTTGACCGTCAACATAGCAAAAAGACAATGGCACGGAATCACCGTCCCTTGTGGCAGTCGGGTTTGTAGTTATGCCGTTTTGGCAAGCGAAACTAGGCTAAGTGTGGACAAAGTAAGGACTGCAATTAAGCACCTCGAAGCCACAGGCGAAATCACAAGGTGCAAATATCCGAAATGTACCGTATTTACGGTAAATAATTATGATAAGTTTCAAAATGTCCCAAGCATTTCCCAAGGTGATTACCAGGATAGTCCCGAGGTCGTCCCAAAGTCGTCCCAACAGAATAAGAAGATAGAAGAAGATAAAGAAGATATCTATCTATCTATCTTAGATGCAGAAAGCCAAAATTTTCCTCCAACGCTGGAAGAAATCCGGCTATTTGCAGAGCAAGAGAAAATCCGGATTGACGTGCAAAAGTTTTATGACTATTACACGGAAAGAGATTGGAAGACGAAAAACGGGAATTTTATCCGAAATTGGAAAAAGACACTGCAATATTGGGGTGAAACAGAGGGAACGCCACACAAAGGAAAAAAGCAGCAACAAGAAACACCGGTATCAGAAAACGCTGAAGCTTATGCAAGTCTGATTTTAAACTTGGATGAGCCGATATAGCAGGAAAGGGATGGATATGTCAAAAAGATACTCAGAGCGATTCAAAATGCAAGTCGCATATGATTATTTTGTAGACCGTTGTCCGGTCAATGCGTTAGGTGATAAATACAAAATCACAGGCGATACGGTCAGATATTTTTGCAGCGAGCGACGAGGAGAATACCGAGATGCAATTGTCCGGAACTGGAAAGACGAGGAAAAGCGGTTGCGTCGGGCGGTGTCTGATTATCTGAGCGGCAAATCCGCCGAAATAATCACGCAGGAGTACAACATTTGTACACGTCGGCTTTTTAGGATGGTCGATACACGTTGCAACTCGTATTTGATAGAGCCGCCGGAATTTACGGCAGAGGAACTTGCAAAACCAAAGGCTTTTACTTTGTACAGGAGTTTGACAAGGGAAATCTTAAAAATGGACGTGCAACGCCGTCCGGTGTACGGTATCCGTGATGCAATCACTGGGATGTGGTTACAGCGGCTCGACAAAAAAGGGAATATGCATCCGCTGTTATATTTGACAGTGGATAACGCAAATGCAAAACTGCGTACAGTCAAAATGATACGAGGTCAGCATAATGCTGGTAACGTTGATTTGAGGGTGCAGTGGTATGGATGGGAGAAAAAATGAAGCATAATCTTAGAGAGCTTGACGAGGGGCAGCTGCAAACAATGTGGTCTTTTTTAAAGCTGCAACCAAAAAACACCTGCACCAAAGAGGATGTCAGGATATTAAAAGAGCACCTTGACATTATCCGCCAAGCAATGGTACAGAAAACAGCTGGTCAGAGAGATACTGACCCGGATACATATGTTGATTTTGTCGAGATTGGCACATATATCAATTTTGTTGTGATTGAGGCGTTGCAATTGCGGATATATGGCGGTTTAGACGCGTTGGAAGAGGTGCTGCCGGGTGAGTAAAGAATTGAGAGATTGGTATGCCAAGCATGGGATTTGTGCGGAGTGTGGGCGAGAAAGTGCGGCTCCACACAGAAAATATTGCTGGGAGTGTTTATACAAACGCAATGAAAGACACCACAAATACATTGCAAACATGTCGGAAGAGCGGAGCAAGCGGAAAGAAAAAAAGCTTGTGAAAGAACTAAAAAGAAATATGCTGAGCGGAAAGCTGCCGGAAAATGTGTACGTTGCGGAAAAAAGCCAGCAGAACCCGGAAAAGTTATGTGTACGATGTGTCTAAAAAAAGACGCAAAAAGGCACATGGAAAAGAGACGGGAAAATGGGGCTTTACCAAGATATATGTTTGGCGACGGCTATCACTGTGTAACCTGTGGCAAGGATATTGATAATGGTAAAAAGCAGTGTGATGAGTGCCAGTATAACGCTGCACACGCATTGGAAATCGCACGAGGCAAAATAAAAGGTGGTTTTAGAAACCATAAGCTTGTATTTGGTAAAACAGGAAGGAAAACATGAACATGAGCAAAATCAACGCCACGCAAATCCTACCAATTGCCATGATACTGCTGGATGTTGGTGCAGCAGCGGTTTGTTTGTGGCATAAAGACCACAGACGGGCAGTTTATTGGTTGGCTGCGGCGGTTTTAAATGTCACCGTTACGTTTTAATCACAGCGATAGGAGCGAAAGAATCTGAATGAAAGAGAAAGGAAGCGTTGAAATGAACGACATCGAAAAGAAACTGGAAGCCCTGAAAGCGGAATTTTTGGGGAAGCTGGAAGCGTTGCGAAAAGAAGCAGAGGCACAGAAGAAACAGGAAGAGCCGAAGCCGTGGAAGCCGGAGGCTGGAGAAGAATACTTTTTTGTTAATAATGATTTATCTATCTACTGCTTTTGCAATTACAATGGCGAAGAAGACAGATACAATTTTGAGATTGGCAACTGTTTCCGCACGGGAGAACGTGCCGAACAAGTCGCAGAGAAAATGCGGTTGCTGTTACGGTTGGAACAGCTGCATGATATGATTTGTCCGGATTATGTGCCGGATTGGAATAATGATGGCGAATTGAAATTTTGTTTAGCCCATCATTGTGATGATGATTGTTGGTTTGTGGACTACTTTAATGTCACCCAATATCCAACTGTATATTTTGACACCGAAGAAAACGCCCAAAAAGCAGCAGAAATCCTAAACAAAGAGATGAGGGAGTCCAAATGAAGAACCCAGCCTTACAGCGGAAAAACCTGTACAACAAGAACGAGGTCGAGTATAGTCACAGAATGGCTATCTATCAGGGCATGGCGATGGTATTCGTTGCGTTGGAGTGGCACTATGGCTGGAAAGAGAAACGGCTGCAGCGGCTGTTTGACAACGTGCAGTCCATTGCAGAGATGCCGCCGATTTTTGGCAAGTCGCCCGATGCACTGGAACAGATGCAGCGTTTCAAGCAGGATTACCAGATTGATTTTACAAAAATCAAATTACAAGTAAAGGCTAAAGTGGAGTGAGAAAATGAATAAGGTGTGTAAACGGTGTGGTCAGCCGCTGCCGGATGGCTGGAATTTTTACAACAACAAACGCACCGGGAAGCTAACAAAGTGGACACCTGGACAGTGTTGCAGACCTTGCTATAATGCAATTAACGTTGAGCGTCGCCACAAAAAACGTGATGCATATAAATCCAATCCGCAAGTGAAAGCAAAGGCAACATGTAAAGAGCCGATACCGCTGAAACGATATGACAACATAGACAACTGCTATATATACCTTGCTGCCTGCATTGTCCGGACAACTATGGCGGAGTACGAGCGTGCTTTAAAAAAATATAACAACACGCCGGAATCCATGCATTATATCGAGCGGCTAGAGGGCGATTTGCTAAGCTATTACTACAGCATTTTGGTCTTGCAATCGTTAGACCTACGACGGTATTGCATAAACAAACGCAAGGCGTATGGTATCGGCGTTTACACGACAGCACAAGATGTAGTGTGATTTGATACAAGCATATCAACGTGTTGTATAAAATAGAATTCCGAAAGAGCATGAATTTCAGCAAAATATATTGAAATCCTGCATCTATTACTGGTATAATAGATATAGGATTAAACGCACCGTGCGGAGATATCCGTGCGGTGTTTTTTTATGGTGGTATAGATGGATGTTTCAAACTTTTATAAATCTAAGGCATGGCAACACAAACGCCGCATGATTCTGCGGCGGGATGATTACCAATGCCAGGACTGCAAGCGTTATGGTCGGATACGTCCGGCGGTTACGGTGCACCACATCAAACATTTGGACGATTACCCTGAGCTTGCCTTGCAAAGCGATAACCTTATAAGCCTTTGCGATGCGTGCCACAACAAGCGACACCCGGAAAAAGGCGGAAGACGGCGGTAGCCCTCCCCCCCTCCTTGCAGGGGCTTGGGCGGCTCCTACTGGAACGGTGTAGGGAACTCTTTCTAACTGCGTCGATTTTTTTCACAAAAGCATTGGGAGGTGATTCGGTGACAAAATCAAAATGGAAATCTCAAATCAAAAAAGCCTGCATTGCTATCAATACTTACAAAGAATCTTTTGATGGTGTGATTGATTCGCTGGCTGACATCCTTGAAAAACGTGACCAGACGTTAGAAACATATGACGGAAACCCTATTATAGAGCACACAAACTCTCACGGCGAAACCAACAGGACAAAAAATCCATCTTTGATGTTGTGGGATGAACTTAACAAGACTGCTTTGGCATATTGGCGTGACCTTGGGCTTACACCCAAAGGGCTAAAAAACATCGACGAACAAGCAATGAAAAAGAAAAAAACAGATACTCTTGCGGAGGTGCTAAAGAGCCTTGGCGACTAAACAATTTAAGCAGATTGCAATACAATATGCCGAGGATGTCGTCACCGGAAAGATTATTGCCGGAAATAATCTTTTGGAATGCAAGCGGTTTTTAGAAGATTTAAAGCGTGAAGATTTGGAGTTGCACACAAAAGAACCGGATTTGGTTTGCAACATCATTGAACGGTTTATGGTGCATAAGCAGGGCGAAAGCCTTAAAGGTGAGCCGCTTATGAACACTCCGATGTTGCTGCAGCCGTGGCAAGTCTTTACTGTGTATAATCTTGTTGGATTTTATTATACAGGGACAAAAGAACGCCGATATAAAGAAGCGTTTATTTTTATTCCAAGAAAATCCGGAAAAACCATGTTTATTGCTGCTTTAGCGTTTGCATTGGCAATTTTGGAACGTCGCTCTGGGTCTATTATTTACATCGTTGCAGCGTCGCAAAAGCAAGCATGCGAATCTTTCAACGATATTTTGTACACGTTGCGATACCGTGAGATGATTGATGATTTTAGAGTGCTTAACAACAACGCTGAGCACTCTATCAGTTATCAATTTACAGACGCAAACGGCAGACCAAATGGCTCTATACGTATTGAGGCGTTAGCAAGCAATCCAGATGCACAGGATTCCTTTAACTGCAATATTGCAATCGCAGACGAGGTACACGCTTTTAAAAAATCCGCACAGTATAACCGGTTTAAAGAGGCGATGAAAGCCTATACAAACAAGTTGATGATAGGCATTACCACCGCCGGAGATAACATCAACAGCTTTTGTTATCGGCGTTTAGAGTATGCAAAAAAGGTTTTAAATGGCACGGTAAAGGATGATACGCTTTTTTGCTTTGTATCCCAAGCGGAACAAGACGAGCATGGGCAGGTAGATTATACGTCACCTATCCAACACGAAAAAGCGAACCCGTCTTACGGCGTTACAATTAGACCAGCCGACATTTTGCAAGAGTCGCTTCAGGCACAAAACGACCCTCAACAACGCAAAGACTTTTTAAGCCGGTCACTCAATATTTATACCAGTGCTATGCGAGCATATTTTGATTTATCAGAGTTTCGTACATCGGATAATAAATACAATTGGACGATAGAGGACTTGCTGCGTATGTCGATTGATTGGTATGGCGGAGCAGATTTGTCCAGAATGTACGATTTGACCGCTGGGGCTTTATACGGGCACTATGCAAAAGAAGACGTTGACATTATCATTACACATGCTTTTTTCCCGGTCACAATGGCGGCAAAAAAGGCAGACGAGGACGAAATACCGCTGTTTGGCTGGGCGGATGATGGACTTTTAACCATGTGCAACAGTCCAACCGTCAACGCTGCCGATGTTGTAAACTGGTTTGTCTCCATGCGGCGGCATGGATTTAAAATAAAGCAAATCGGGCATGACAGAAAATTTGCAAGAGAATATTTCATTGGGATGAAACAAGCAAAATTTAATATTATTGACCAGCCACAATATTATTATTTAAAATCCGAGGGGTTCCGGCACATTGAACAACGTGCGAAAGACGGAAAACTGTATTATTTACACAACGAAGCATTTGAATATTGCGTGGAAAATGTGAGTGCAATTGAAAAAACGGACGATATGATACAATACGAAAAAATCGGGGAAACAAACCGGATTGATTTGTTTGATGCAAGCGTTTTTGCTTGTGTTAGATACTTGCAAAGCATGGAGCGTAAACAAAAAGCAAAGGATTGGTGGGGATAAAATGTTTTGGAATCAAAAAAAGAAAACACGGAATAACTCGCCGGTTGCATTATTTTTATCTGACAGGGAAAATGATGCAATCTGCGTACCGGGTTATACAACATTAGACCACTGTCCGGAAGTAATGACCGCTTGCAGACGCATTGCGGAATTGATTGGCTCTCTTACCATCCATTTGATGGAAAATACCGAACAGGGAGACAAGCGGATTGTGAACGCTCTCAGCCGAAAAATCGACATCGAACCGATGGCAAACATGACACGGAAGACGTGGATGGAAGCAATCGTAATGAATCTTTTGCTATACGGAAAAGGAAATAGTATCGTAAAAGTACATACAACTGGCGGATATTTGAGAGATTTAGAACCAATTGCAGCGTCAAAAGTTTCTATTCCGGAAAGCGGTTCTTACTCTGTCATGATTGACGGGATTCCGTATAAATCGGACGAGATTCTGCATTTCGTACACAACCCCTCCCCGAATTGCCTATGGAAAGGGCGAGGCTTGCAAATATCCCTGCGACCGTTTGCGGACAACCTTAAACAGGCAGCCGCAACGGAAAAATCATTTTTATCCAGCAAGTGGAAACCGTCTGTCATTGTAAAAGTAGATGCGTTGACCGATGAATTTAGTTCGCCGACAGGAAGAAAGAAACTGCTGGCAGATTACGTAGAATCCAGTGAAGTTGGCGAACCATGGCTGATTCCGGCGGAACAATTCTCAATTGAACAAATCAAACCGCTGTCTTTGTCTGATTTAGCAATCAGCGACGTTGTAAAGCTAAACAGGCGGATGATTGCAGCGATTTTGGGCGTGCCGCCGTTTTTGCTGGGTGTTGACAGCTACAGTAAAGACGAGTGGAACGCTTTTGTAAATCACACTGTAAAGCCGATTGTGATTGGAATACAGCAGGAAATGACAAAAAAGCTGATTTTATCCCCAAACATGTACATCCGCTTTAATGTTTTGTCTTTGTTTGATTGGGATATAAAAACCATCGCTGACGTATTTGGCGGCTTGTCTGACCGTGGTTTTGCTACTGGCAACGAGGTACGTGACCGGATGGGCTTGTCACCAAGGGAGGGATTGGATGAATTACGAGTGCTAGAGAACTACATCCCTTATGAGATGTCAGCGTATCAAAAAAAATTAGTACAGGGAGGGAAAGAAGAAAATGGAACGGAATAACGTCATGTATCGCACGATGCAGTCAGTACTTACAACGAGGGACGGCGAAACAAACGAAGCCCCTGTAATTGAGGGCTATTTTGCGGTATTTGATTCCAATTATGATATGGGGTATGGCATGAGCGAGAGCGTTGCACCGGGTGCGTTTTCGGAAACGCTTTCTGGAGATGTCCGGGCACTTATTGACCATGACACCCGGCTTGTGCTTGGGCGTACAACCGCCCACACGCTGGAATTGAGAGAGGATTCTCACGGATTGTGGGGAAAAATCTACATCAACCCAAAAGATAGTGAGGCGATGAATCTTTATGAACGTGTAAAACGTGGCGATGTGTCCCAGTGCAGCTTCGGCTTTGAAATTCTTAGTGAAGAAACAACTTTCCCGGCAGACGGGGAAATCCATTGGAGAATCACAAAGGTAAAGCTGTATGAAGTATCTTGCTGCACATATCCGGCGTATGAAGAAACCGGCATATCTGCACGAAAAAAAGACCGGGAACAAATCGAAAAGCGAAAATCAGAAGCGTGGAAATCCGCACTTTTGAAAAAACTGAAAGGGGAAAAATAAAAAATGCTGAAAGCACTGTTATTGCGAAACAAGATTGACAGCAAAAAAGCTGAACTGGCGGAACTCCGCACAGCCGCCGCAGAGTTGGAAAAACGGGAAAAAGAACTGGAATCCGACATCAACGAGGCAAAAACCGAAGAAGAAAAAGCGGTGGTTGAAAAGGCTGTCAACCAGTTTGAACAAGACAAGGCGGAAAATGAAAAGTCTATCAGCGAACTGGAAACGGAAATTGCTGACATGGAGAAAGAATTGGATGCCGTGGAGCAGAAACAACAGACACCGCAAATCGAAGGTAATTCGGGCGATGAAATCAGAAAGGGGAAAGTTAAAATGGAAGCCAGAGTGAAATTTTTTGGCATGAACGTACAGGAACGTGATGCGTTTTTTGCCAACGATGCTGTAAAAAGCTGGTTGGAACGTGTCCGGGAAATGGGCAAGAATCAGCGGTCTATTACCGGTGCTGAGCTGCTTATCCCGGAAGTTGCACTGGATTTAATCAAAGAAACCACGCTTAAATACTCTAAGCTGTACAAGCATGTAAATGTTAAGAGTGTGCCGGGCAAGGCAAGACAGAACGTAATGGGAGCAATCCCGGAAGCAATTTGGACGGAAATGTGTAGCACACTCAACGAATTAAACCTCACCTTTAACAACGTAGAGGTAGACGGTTATAAGGTCGGCGGATTTATCGCAATCTGCAATGCCGTGCTGGAAGATTCCGACATTGCCCTTGCAACCGAGATTATCTCCGCACTTGGTCAGGCTATCGGTTACGCATTGGACAAGGCAATCTTGTACGGTACTGGGACTAAAATGCCGCTTGGTATTGTCACCCGTCTGACGCAGGCTGCAAAGCCGTCTGGTTACTCTACCACCGCCAGAGCGTGGGCAAACCTTACCACCAGCAACGTGCTTGCAATCTCTGGTAAAACAGATGCAGCGTTGTTTAAGGAATTGGTTATTGCATCCGGAAACGCTAAGGCAGATTACAGCCACGGCGAAATGTTTTGGGCAATGAACGAAAAGACATTTACAAAGCTGGTTGCAAATGCCCTGACCATCAACGCTGCTGGTGCGATTGTAACCGGGCAGAACGGAACGATGCCAGTAATTGGCGGAGCAATCGAAAAGCTGTCTTTTATCCCGGATGATGTAATCATTGGCGGTTATGGTGACTTGTATCTGCTGGCAGAGCGTGCTGGAACAGCTATCAGCCAGTCGGAACACGCAAGATTTATTGAAGACCAGACCGTATTTAAGGGAACTGCGAGATATGACGGCTTGCCAGTGATTGCAGAAGGATTTGTCGCAATCGGAATTGGCGGCACAAAACCAACTGCAAACGCAGTTACTTTTGCTGAAGACACGGCAAATAAAGTAACCGGAGAATAAATAATATGAACGTAGACCTGCTTACAATGCTAAAGGTAGACCTCGGAATTACCGCCGAGGCTTATAATGACCGGCTTTATGCAGATTTACAGGCGGCAAAAAGCTACATTGCACGAGAGGGAATCACGTTAAATGAGACCATCGAAGACGACCAGCTTGTCGTACAGTATGCAGCGTGGCTATGGCGGAAGCGTGGCGGAGATGAGCAATCCTCAATGCCACGGATGCTGCGATATTTGCTTAACAATCGGCTATTTTCTGAAAAAATGAGAGGAAATGACGATGGATGATGTAATTGAACTGGTCAAACAGCATTTATACAGAGATGATTGCGGCGTGGAACGATTGGCGGAAGAATCCAAAAGAACTGTGTTTTGTAGCGTGCAATCAGCGAGCAGAGCGGAGTTTTTTGCAGCAATGCAGGCTGGGTTAAAACCGTCATTTATTGTGCAAATCAATCCGATTGAGTACGATTGTGAGGGAATTGCCGTATACCATGAAAAAAGATATTTAATTTATCGAACATATCAAAAAAACATGGATGTGTTGGAATTGTATCTCAAGGAAGAGGTGGGAATACAAAATGACCTATACTGACATCGCAAAAATGATGGAGCAAATGCATTTGCCGTTTGCATATCACCATTTCGAGCGTGGCAAAGCACCGCCGCTGCCCTATTTTGTATTTTATTATGACGGGCGGAGCGATTTTTCTGCCGATAATCACGCCTATCAAAAAATCGTAGAGGTGACGCTGGAATTGTACAGCAACCAAAAAGATTTTAAATCTGAAAGTCAAATAGAATCCGTTTTAGAAAGAAATGAGATTGTATATGATAAAACGGAAGAATACATATCTTCTGAAAAGATGTTTGAACAGATTTATGAATTTGAACTGCTGCTGGAGGGGTAAACATGATAAAAACTATTCGCGTTGATAAGCTGGCGGACGAAATTATGAAAGAGTTGCAAGAATATAGCAATGCAACCAGCGACGACGTAAAAGCAGCAGTCAAAAAATCCTCTCAGGCAGTCAAAAAAGAACTACTACAAACTGCCCCAAAGCGAACGGGGACGTACAGAAAAAGCTTTGTAGTAACAAAAATCGAAGAAAATTCAAGCAAATTAAAAGTAGCCGTCCACTCTAAAAAGCATTACCGGTTATCGCATTTGCTGGAAGATGGTCACGCACTCAGACAAGGCGGAAGAACAAACGCACACCCACACATGAAGCCGGCGGAAGAGCATGGAATCGAAATGCTTGAATCGCTTGTAAAAAAATCATTAGGGAGGAACTAAGCATGGCAACCGAAACTAAGAACAAGGTTAAATTTGGCTTAAACAAAGTATACTGGGCAAAAATCACCGGATATGATGAGGACGGTGTTCCGCAATACGCTGCACCTGTACGTCTGCCGGGTGCTGTCAGCCTTAGCATTGACGCAAACGGTGAAACAGAACCGTTTTACGCAGACAACTGCGTTTACTACCTGTGTAACAATAACTCCGGTTATGAGGGAGATTTGGAAGTTGCGTTGATTCCGACCGATTTTGCAACCGAAATTTTAGGCGAAAAGCTGGATGCAAAGGGAGTACTCGTGGAAAAGAGCGATGCAGAAGTTTCCGAATTTGCACTGTTTTTTGAATTTGAAGGCGACAAAAAGAAAATCAGACATATCTTTTACCGCTGCTCTGTTGCACGTCCTGCAACAGAATCCGCAACCACAGAAGATACAAAGGAAGTCAAAACGGAAACTCTCAAGCTGTCTGCAACCGCATTGGATAATAACCTTGTTAAGTCAAAATCTTGTGAAAAAACAGATGCTGAAACTTATAACAACTGGTACAACGCTGTTTATATGCCAAGCTTTACAGCGGAAGAAAACAAAGCGAATTAAGGAGATAAAAAAATGGGAGTGTCAAAAACAATTACCATTGACGGCGTAGATGTACAATTTAAAGCGAGTGCAGCAATTCCTCGGCTATATCGCTTGCAATTCCGGCGTGATTTGTTTCATGATTTTGCTGATTTGCAAAAATCAGTTGACGATGAAAAAGAAAAAGACAGTGAAGCGTCCGGATTAAATCCAGAAATTTTGGAAACGTTTGAAAATGTTGCGTACATGATGGCAAAGCATGCAGACCCTAAAGGCGTACCGGGAACAGCGGAGGAATGGTTGGAACAGTTCTCCATGTTTTCAATTTATGAAATTTTGCCAGAACTGCTGGAACTTTGGAACGCAAACTTGCAAACACAAGTCCAGTCTAAAAAAAACATCGCCCGACTGACCGCCCAATGACCACACCGCTTTTTTTGCTGCGGTGCGTTCAGATTGGCTTATCAATAAGCGACTTGGATTTTTTAACTATTGGACTTGTAAATGATTTATTTACAGAAAAAGAAAATGATGGCTATCCATATAGTTATCAAGCAACACAAGCAGATTTTGACAAATTTTAAAAAGGGGGAAGCAATATGGCGAGCCGTATCAAAGGCATTACCGTCGAAATTGGTGGTGACACCACTAATCTGGTAAAATCTTTGGAGGGTGTCAACAAAAATATCCGTAATACGCAAAGTCAATTAAAAGACGTCGAGCGGTTACTAAAGCTTGACCCTACCAACACAGAGTTGCTAACTCAAAAGCAAAAGTTGTTAAAAGCTGCTGTATCCGATACAAAAGACAAGTTGCAAGCCCTCAAAGCGGCAAGCGAAGCCGCAGCCAAAACAGCGGATAATTACGGGGCGTGGAAAACTAAATATGATGCAATACAAAGTGAAATTGAATCCACGACAACCGAATTAAAGAAACTGAAAAAGCAAGCAGAGAATGCAGAAAAGCAACTTGCTGACGGAAAAATCTCTCAAGAGAAATACGATGTTTTACAAAGTAAAATAAAATCAACAGAAACCGAACTTAAAGACTTAAAAGAAGCCGCAAAACAGGTAGATGATGAGTTCGGACATCCGATTTCCCCGGAACAATATGACGCGTTGCAACGGGAAATCCAGCAAACAGAAAACGACCTAAAGAAACTGGAGCAACAAGCAGGTGAATCCAGAACGGCGTTGGTTAAGCTGTCCGAAACCGGAAAAAAGTTTCAGGACGTTGGCGATAAAATCTCCGGCGTTGGTACAAAGTTGCTCCCGGTTTCAACGGGAATTGCCGCTATCGGAACACTTGCCGTAAAAACGGGAGCGGATTTTGATTCTGCGATGAGCAAGGTTGCATCCATTTCCGGGGCAACAGGTTCGGAAATAGATGCTCTCCGAGATAAAGCCCGTGAGATGGGTAGCAAAACGAAGTTCTCCGCAAGTGAAGCTGCCGATGCGATGAGTTACATGGCTATGGCAGGCTGGAAAACCAGCGATATGCTTAACGGTATTGAGGGCATTATGAACCTTGCTGCTGCTTCCGGTGAGGACTTGGCGACAACTTCGGATATTGTAACAGACGCTCTGACCGCTTTCGGCTTAACTGCTGCCGACAGCGGACACTTTGCGGATATTCTGGCAGCCGCAAGTTCCAACGCTAACACCAATGTCAGCATGATGGGTGAAACTTTCAAGTATGCTGCTCCGGTGCTGGGTTCTTTGGGATACTCTGCTGAAGACTCTGCCATTGCCATTGGGCTGATGGCAAACGCCGGTATCAAATCCTCACAGGCTGGTACCGCACTGCGTTCTGCCATCACCAATCTGGCAAAGCCAACAGATACGGTAGCATCTGCCATGGAACAGTACGGCATTTCTCTGACAGATAGTTCCGGCAAGATGTATTCTCTGCGGGAACTCATGGAACAACTCCGACAGAAATTAGGCGGTCTTTCTGAGGCAGAACAGGCACAGGCAGCCGCATCGCTGTTTGGCAAAGAGGCCATGTCCGGTATGCTGGCGATCATCAATGGCTCCTCGGCAGACTTTGAAAAGCTGTCCAATGCCATTGACACCTGTTCGGATACAGTAGACGGCTACAATGGCACAACTGAAAAAATGGCGGCGGTCATGCAGGATAACCTTGCCGGACAAGTGACCATCTTGAAGTCCCAGCTGGAAGAGTTGGCAATTTCCTTTTCTGACATCCTGATGCCTACCATTCGCTCTATTGTTTCCCGCATTCAGGAACTGGTGGACAAGTTGAACCAGTTGGATCCGCAGACCAAAGAAACCATTGCAAAAATTGCACTGGTGGCTGCTGCTCTGGGACCGATGCTGATCGCATTGGGAAAGACCATCTCCAGCGTGGGAACGGTCTTTTCCGCAGTGTCCAAATTGCCCGCCCTTTTCTCTGCTGTGCAGAGTGGCATCGGGGCTGTAACGGGGGCGTTGGGCGTTTCGCTGGGTCCGCTGCTCGCCATTATCGCAGCTATTGCTGCTTTGGTGGCTGCCTTTGTGCATCTCTGGAAAACCAATGACGAATTCAAAAGCAACATCATCGCCATCTGGGAGCAAATCAAAAGCACCTTTACCGGATTGACACAGGGCATCACTGATCGGTTAAATGCTCTGGGATTCGACTTTGAGAGTTTCACCGATGTGCTGAAAGCGGCGTGGGACGGGCTGTGCAATCTGCTGGCTCCCATTTTTGAAGGTGTCTTTCAGAATATCTCCAACATCTTTTCAGAGTTTACTGGTGTTCTTCTGGGGCTGCTGGACGTGCTGATTGGTCTGTTTACTGGTGACTGGGAACAGTGCTGGAATGGAATCAAGGGTATTTTTACGTCTATCTGGGACTTCATTGTCAACACGTTCCGCAATATTATGAATACCCTGAAAGGCATTGCAGATGTGGTGCTGGGATGGTTCGGAACAAGCTGGAACGAAGTCTGGACTTCCATCAAAACATTTTTTGTGAATACCTGGAACAGCATTGCTTCCTTCTTCACGGGAATCGTTACCGGAATCCGGGACTTTTTCGTCAACACCTGGACATCCATTTCCAATACCTTCACCACCATTGTCACTGCCATTCAGACGGTGGCAACGACCGTATTTACAGCGATCCGGGATTTCTTCACTGCCATCTGGACTGGAATCTACAACTTTTTCAGCACGATTTTCAATGCCATTTACACTGTGGTTTCTACGGTATTTCAGGCGATTCATAACGTCATTACGACCGTTTGGAATGCCATTTACACCACCTTAGAACCGCTGATCACAGCATTCGGCTATCTGTTTCAGACGATTTTTGAAGCCATTCAAATCATTGTGGGTAGAGTGATGGACTGGATCTCGGAGAAGATCAGTGCCATTTGGAATGCGATCGTGGCGTTTTTAACACCGATTTTAGAAGGCATCCGAACGACATTTGAAACCATCTGGAATGCCATTTCCAATACGATTTCCACGGTTTTGACGGCAATTCAAGATGTGGTAACTACGGTTTGGAATGCTGTATCCGGTTTCATTTCGTCTGTCCTGTCTGCGATCTGGAATGTAGTTTCTTCCATCTGGAACAGCATCTCCGGCACGATCTCCAGTGTGATGAATGCCATTTTTTCTGTGGTATCCTCCATCTGGAATCAGATTTCTTCTGCGGTTTCCAATGTTCTGAACGCCATCCGGTCGGTGGTATCTAACATCTGGAACAGCATCAAGAGTACCATTTCCAACGTGATGCAGAGCATTTCTTCTACGGTGTCCAGCATCTGGGACAACATTCGTTCTGCGGTTTCCGACAAAATCAGCGGCATCAAATCCACTATTCAGAATGGATTCGATGCCGCTGTGGGATATATCAAGGGATTGGCTTCGGATGCCTGGAACTGGGGACGGGACATCATTCAGGGAATCATTGACGGCATTCAGAGTGCCATCGGCTGGCTGGCGGACTGCGTCACCAATGTTGCCGATACCATTCGGGATTTCCTGCACTTCTCCGTCCCGGACAAAGGTCCGCTGACAGACTACGAGAGTTGGATGCCGGACTTTATGAAAGGACTGGCAAAGGGCATCGACAAGAGCAAGAAGTATGTGGAGAAAGCCGTGGGCGGTGTGGCGAAAGCCATGCAGCTGACCATGGATTCTGGTTTGAATTACAGCTTGCATGGAATCTCCGGAGCCATGCTGCCCGACAGTTCCGGTGGGACGGTGAACAATTATTACAACACGGACAACCGGAAAACGGTGAATCAGACGAATCAATCGCCGAAGGCACTGTCACGGTTGGAGATTTATCGGTTGACACGGAATGCGTTGAATGTGTAGAGTGGTAAACTGGAATTTATCGAATGATTCGCTTTGACAAAAAATACTTGCATAATTTAGGATTTTTATCTTCTCGAATGAATTCAACGATATATCCAAGTTTCTTATAGAATTCCGGTGCTTGAAATCCAAATGTCGTGAGTGTAATTTTATCATATCCTGCATTTTGAAATGTTTCCTCAACTGCTGAAACAAGTTTACTTCCATATCCACATTTTCTGTGAGCTTTATGTATAATCAAATCACCTATATGCACCTCATTATAATATGCACGACCTGTAATAACACCCACTATCTCACCATCATCGCTTTCCGCAATAAAACAGAATTCATTATAATTCAAATCAACATTATTCTGTTCAGCATAGGATAAGAATTCTCCATTGATAAAGTTGCCTATTCTGTTATCTTCTTCAATCATACGTTTTATATTCATCTTTAACAACCTCGTCTCTAAATTAAATATCATAATTCGTCACACAAATTCCGATTTACAGGGCTAATGCCCCTATCATTTTTATCTATTATATCACACCCCACCAGAAAAAGCAAGGAGGTATCCCATGTATTTCACCCTTATCCTCGAAAATGAATCCGGCGAACAAGTGAACCTATCCACCACCGCCAACCAATACATGACCTCCAAAATCGAAGGTCTGAATCCGCCTGCCGGAACGATTTCCACTTCTTCTTACGCAGGCATGAACGGCAGCTACCTGAACAACGCTTTCATTGAAAAACGAAACGTAGTCATCTCCTTTGCTATGCGTGGCATCGGCATCGAGAAACGGCGGCATCAGCTGTATCATGTGGTCAAGCCGTCCCGATACATCA